CAAACCAAGACATATAACGAAAACGACCAGTTCTTTTTTCGCTCGGTCTCCTACGAAAATCATCTCTACCAGCAAAGTCATATTCACCCAACCATCTTAATATATTCGTAAGAAGTTTTTTATTTGAGTTATTATCTTCCTTATCCCCCCTATTATAACGATTTTCTGCGTTTCCATCATAATAAAGCATCGGTCTCAGTTGTTTAATTTGTTCTGGTTTTAATTCTAAACCAAATGTATTTTTCATATAATAAAATGCTCTATTAGCAGTAGTTAAATCCCAAGGATTATATTCTTTTTCAACATTCTCCTTTGTAGGTTCTAATTTTGCTATTTCTTCTTTATCAAGTTCGTTCGCATACCAACCTTCCCAATGGTCTTCTTCCCAAGTATCAGTATATTCTTGTATCTGCTCTTCTTCTGGTTGTCCTTTATATCTTTCGTAAAGCGATATTTCATAAGGCAAGTATGCTCTATATCCAATATATCCAATACTTCGTTTAAACTGCTGATGAAAATCATTAACCGCCCATCTAAAAAAACTACCTTCAGTATGAAAAGATGGTTTGTCTTCTTCATTCCAACTAAGTATTCTCATATTAATATCTTCCAATTGAGCGTTCTGGTCGTCTTCTTCTTCTTCTTCGGTTCTCGCAAATCTGCCTCTTCTTGCCGCTTTTCTTTTACTTCTTTCTTCTGCTTCTTTCGTCCTTTCGGCATCAGTTTTAATAGGACCATTCATAGCGTAAAGCAATCTAACACCAAACTCATAATCAAGCATCGCAACTAAAAAACGCCATATTTCATCACTATCTCCATATCCAATATTACCCCAACTCAATCTCATATTACTTGTAGGAGGAAACAGAAGTCGTATAGGACTTCCTTTTATTTCATTCTCATTAGCAAGTTTATTGTAGTTCATTCTCATCGCCCAAGGTTCTTTCCAAGTTCCATATGTTCCCAATGCTGGAGTATTGCTTACAAGATTAGAATAACTTTCGCCATAGTTTCTTGAGGATATATTAGAATAATACTGGTTAATAGTTGTAGGACAAAATCGCCTTTGTATATCATCATCAGTAAGTTTTTCCTTTCTTGCTTGTTTTGCTAATTTAACAAAGATAGGGTCATCTGCTCTTAGCGGTCGTTTATTTTCAATTACTCTTTCAAATAGAAGTTTAGCGGATACTTGAATAGTTTTTCTATAATCATCTTGTTCGTCTCCCTCGTCCCTCATTCTTTCAAAGTAATCCTTAGGTTCTTTTCGCCCTTTAGGTTTAAATCTTTCAGTAGGCGGTTCTTTAGGTTCTAACGCTGGTCTTTTTCTAACACCTGCTTTTTCTACCTCCTTTTCTGCCGCTTTTTCTTCCGCTTTTGCGGCATTTCTTTCTGCTTGAGTAAGTCCTTCATCGTCGGCAACAAGATTAGCAAATAGGTCTTCCTCTTCATCTTCTTCTTTTTTCTTAGGTTCTCTTGCTGGTGCTTTAACATCTTTTCTACCTTGCTTTCCTTTTACAATTCCTTTTTTACAATTCTTAGGTAATTTACAAGGTCTTCCTCTTTCGCTATTAGTAAAAGGTATTTCTGGTATGTTTTCAAAGTCTTTTGCTATAAACTCGTCCTCATATTTATCAATCAACTCATCATAACCCTTAATTAATGCTCTATCTGCTGGTGAGAAGTCTTTTATATTAGGTTTATTTTCACCACCTTCTCGTTGTTGTAATTCTGGAATAGGTATTGCTCTTCTATCAACACCAATAACAAACTGACCTTTTCTTTTAGCAAGATTACGGATTTTTGTAATAGGATTTACTAATTTGTAATTATAACCGCTCTTTTTATTATTCGTAGCAATAGCAAATGGAGGCACTTGTAAATTGTATTCAGTTTCATAAGGTAATTTGACTTTATCATCTTCCCCAAGAATAAGACCATTACCCAATCGTAAGTCGGTCATTAACGATTTGAGTTCTTCTTTTACCTTTTTAAGTCGCTCAACCTTTTTTTTTATGGTAGTATTTGCTTTAACTAAGGTATTTTGATTTTTAATAGCAATTTCAAGTTCCGCTTTTTTAGGGTCTTCTTCTAATCCGTTTAATAAACTTAGTTGTTTTTTAGCATTTTCAAGGGTAGTATGCTTTGCGTAAATCTTACCAGTAGTTTTATTATAAACCCTATAGGCATCATCTTTGAGTTTCCTAATAGCGTAAGGCATTATATAATATATAACAATATATTATTTAACCATTTACCAAAGTATATTTCTTGCTAAATTGTTTGCGGAATATTTATCGTCTTTCCAATTTCCTCTCATATTTGCGGTTCGTCTTAGGTAATTTGCCCTTCTAATAGGGTCTTGATGCTTTGTAAAATCCTCGTAATTTAATGCCCCAAAATGTATCCACTTGTTAGTATTAGGGTTAAATACCATAAACTTTTTACCTTTCTTAGTAGATGGTTCAAACAATACATTTTTACCAAGATACTTAATGGCGTTTTTTTTAGCAATAGAAGCATTAGACCATAGTCCGCTTCCATATTCGGTGTCTGCGGAAACCCTATTTAATATATCTGGAGAATGTTCTTTCAATGGATTATAACTTTCTGCTTTGATTTCAGTAGTAGGCGTTTTTGTTGCTATACTTACTATATCTCGGTCGCTTCTAATATCAGTTTGATTTCCAGAATGTCTTTTAATTAGAGGGTGAGTTGCTTTATTTAATGTAATAATTTCTTTTGATTTACTGCCTAATAATTCTGCCTGAAGTCCGCCTTGAGAATGCCCTATGGTTGAAACATTTTTCGCACCATATTTCTTCTCCGCTTTTTTCTGGACTGCTTCTGCTTCTTTATATCTATTAGTTTTTTTATACAAGTATTCACCTCCAAGAGCGAAGGCAAGATTATTACCCCAATCGGTAATACCTTCTGTTCCCCTATGAGCGACAACTGCTCTATCACCTTTGCTATAAACTTTTGAGGTTTTAGTAGATAATTGTTTATCAATAGTCCAATCGCCTACTTTTGCTCTGCCGTCATAGGAAGCATCTAATAAACCTTTGAGTTCATCTCGTCCTAATTTACCGCCACTCTTAACCAGATGGGATTTATCTATGTCTGCTGCCTTACCACCCATTACAGCGGAGTATATTCTCGCCGCCGCCCATTGCTCCGCTGATTTTACTTGAGGTCTAACTGACGATGGATTAGTATAATATGCTCCAACTCCCTTATCAAATATGGTTTCTAATCCATCAATATCATATCCAGTTATTTTTGCGATTTCTACTAATGAATGACTTTCATCTTTATCAAATCCATATTTTTCGTTAAACTTGTTTTTGTAAGTTAAAACCATCTATAACATACATAGACATAATAATACAATACCACCTACTAATAAACACCCTAAAATAAAACCAATAATAACATTTTGTTTTTCAACGATTTCTTTTATTTCCCTACTGGGTTTCAATAATTCCTCGTATAAAGACTTATGGAAGTCCTCTGGTTGTAGCGATTTCATCATCTCCTTTATATAGGCGACTATTATTTTCTAAATCTTTTAACTGGTGTAATTCTAATCCAAAATCTATTTTTGAAGAAGTAGGAGTAGATGTATATTTCATACTCTCATCTATGGGTGCTAATGCGTCCTTCATACGCTTTGATTTTGTAAGATTAGCATTTTCCACTAATTTAATATATTCATTATAGGTCTCATCTAAAAACAATCTTCCCTTTTCTACTCTATGCTCTACTTGTAGGTTCAATACTTTATAAATAGAATACGCCAATAGTAAGAAGTTTCTGGACGCTATGAGTTCCTGTTCCATATTCTTTTGAATACCCAAATAGAGTTCAATGGACGCTAATATAGCAGAAACTAAACTCAATAGGCAAGTCAGTAGCGAAATATCACCTTGCTTCATATAAGGGGTCATTCCAACGGACGCTATGCTCGTTATACTTGATAATACAATAAGAGGCAATTTGAAATACTTAAGATGCCCTTTGTAATGATAATACCTATCCTTATGGTAGGTTGATAATATTATAGAGTTTAATCGTATATTCTCTAATATTTTTTCTATATCTTCACTCCATTCCATTTACTATTACTTGAGATTTTAATGGTTTTGTTCTAATCTTTCCAGAGGCAGTATAACCATAGGGAGCAACTTCTTCTAAAGCACCAATTTCTATTAAACCATTGAAAACGAGTTGTTGCTCTTCTAAAATCTTTTCGTCAGTTGTTAGGTCTATTACAACACCTATAGGTATTTGCTCCAAGAGTGGTTTATCTTCTGCTACTACTGGTATTATCTGGTCTCGTATATAAACATTACCCTTGTAATTCTTGTTAAAGATGGTAGTTTTAGTTGTTGTTCTTCCAATCATTATACTAAAGGAAAAGAATATTTTTTATACTAATCTTGTTAATATAATTGATGTTCTATAAGTTCCACTCCAAGTTGAACTATCAGCAGTTCCACCAGCAAGAACAAAACTACAAGCACCAACAGCACCAATACTAATTTGAAAAGTATCAACAAAACTACAATAAGTTCCCATCGGTGTTCCAGCAGGGTCATATTGAATTGCTGTTTGAAGACCACCATTAGCATACCCAAATACCGAACTCTGGACGCAGTCAGTATTAGTAGTATCATACGCTAAATAAGTAAGAACATTTCTCGTATTAATAGCACCAGTATAAAACCCAACTTCCACCTTCCAAATTGTAGTAGCAGTCATATCAATAGGAGCACCAAAATTAACTATATTTGTAGTAGGAGTTCCCATTACAGAAAACGAACCAGTATTATAACTTGAACGAGGTATAATATTAACATTATTAAGGTATAATAATGGAGCATTCACTTTACAAATACCAGCAGTAGCATTCAAAACAACATCGCCAAATGAAGAAGTAAGACTAATATCGTCATTAGCGGTCGCAGATATATAAGCACCAGCACCAGTAGCACTCATAGTCAAAATAGAAGAAGCGGTTATACCAATTGTAGTAGCATTAATATTAGTAATCCCAGCAGATTTTCCAGCAATCGTAATATTTCCGCTTCCACTTGACCCAGTAGTATCAATTGTTAAATTACCAGTAGAAGTTCTAATGTTATGTCCGTCCATATCCAAAGGTTTTAAACAATTTATCTCATTTTGATTTCCGTTTAATTGTAGAAAATTAGCAAAAGAACCATTAACAAAACAACCCATTTCAATAGAACCATCTTCCGCTCCACCAGTAATATCTCTAATGGTATGAGTAATTCTTGTATATTCTTGTTTATTTAAGAAACTATCTTCGCCATATACGGATTGTTGAAATAGGACATCACCATTAGTAGGAGCAACACCTTTATCTTTAAAAACTTCCAAAGCAACAGAACTACTATCAGCATTAGTATTCGTAAGAGTTAATATAGGATTAGCAGAACCACCAGTAGTGCTTGATGTTAATTTAAGTTGAGTATCCTTCACTTGTAATGGCGTAGCATCTAAAGTTTCCATTACAAAAGGTAGAGTATTACCAACCCAAGCAATACCAAAATGTTCGCCGACAACAGCAGTATCTCCTGCTTGAGTATTAATAACCCTTGTAGGAGTAGTATCGGCATTTTGAATTGAAATAGCATCATTAACCGCCAATAAAGAAGCGTTTAATCCATTAGGAGCAACAGCAGATAAATATGCTATTTTGTTAGATAAAGTATCCCAACTTGTAGTAGTAGTAGTAGTTCCATTATTATATGCTATTCCAACAGAGTTCATAGTAATTCCATTAGGGGTAGTTAATACATCTTCTAAAATAGTAATCCCATTCGCACCAGCACCATAGGTATTATCTCCAGCATTTAAAGAAGCAATCATAGGAGCGTTCATATCAATTGTAGGGTTCATTGTATATTATACATTTATAAAATAAATTAGATTTATAAAGGTATTTCTAAATGATTAAGTTTTGATTATATACCTCATTAAATAACAAGGAACAGAACCAGTAAGAGCAGTAGGAACGGCAACACCAATAGGAGTAGTAAAAGAACTAACTAATTGAGTTCCATTAGCAGAACTACTACTACTGACTGGTGTAAATTGATTAACACTTCCATCACCAGACGCTTTACCTTTATACATAGACCAATCGGCAATACCATTAGGAGAGTTTAAACAAATCGGTTGGTTTCCTGCTGGCGATACTGGGGACGCTATAGATGTTATATTAGCAAGTTGTATATTATTATTACTAATGGTAAAAAGACCGCTTTCAGTAGCACCTGTAGATTGATTATCTCCCTTTATAAAGTTTTGAACCAAGTTAGGAACATTAAAAAAACCACCAGTTCCACCATAGGTATATCCTAATAAAGCAAATAACGCTGGGTAAGCAGTTGTAGAAGATTGAGTGCTGTCGCATAGTAAATACCCAGTAGGAACTGAATTACCAGCAAAAGCAACAATAGTTCCAGTAAGGACGCTTGATGCTGCCGCTCCGCTACTAATAGCAGTAATTTTTCCATTACTATCAATCGTCATATTTGTATCTGTATATGTTCCAGCGGCACCTCCAGTATAAGCAGAAGTCATTGAAGTAGTAGCAAATGATAATGTATTTACGGCACTAATGTTTTGATTATTCATATTAATAGGTTGAGAACCAGCATTATTACCAGCAATTAGAACATCAGTAAGAGTATTAGAACTACCAGCAGTAATAGCAGATTGAACCCAAGCAGTCGTAGGAATAGTTGTAGAACTATCTGTAGATGCTGGAATAACACCAGCAGAAGTAGGTAATTGAGCGTTAGTAAATGAAGCAGACCCTAAAACTTGAATATTTTGTAATGTTTCGCTTCCTTGAGCGGTAGGAAATCGTAAGTAATTAGCGTTTAAGTATGCTGTATCAATGGTAGGGTTTGCTCCTTGACCGAAAGCATCATTGTTAAATACTGGGGGCGTATTAGGATTAGGCGGATTTGAAGACGACATATATATTTAGGTTTAGATAATTTTTAAAATATTATATCTATTATATATAACGATGCCTAAAAGTAATAAACCTACTGGTGAATTAATAAACTGGTATGAGAAAATACCCAAGAAGTTTCTTTTAGACCAGCATAATCCTCATTACGACATACATCATATTAAACTACCATTTAGAATGCTTATCACTGGAGCGTCTGGTAGTGGTAAGACCCAAACATTATTGTCTATCATTTACAATATGCCGAATACATTTGAGAACATATTTATTACAACCAAAAATAAAGATGAACCGCTCTACAACTATATTGACGACAAGTATGGTAAGAAGGGTGTTAAAATTACTGAAATTGATAAAGATGGATTACCAGATTTAGACAAGTTAGATAAGACCCAACAGAACCTAATAATCTTTGATGATTTAGTAGGTGAGAAAAACCAAAAACCTATGGAGCAATACTTCTTGAGAGCAAGAAAGAAAAACGCCTCAATGATTTATATTACTCAATCCTACTATGCTGTCCCTAAAATGATTAGAAATAATTTGTCCTATTTAATAGTAAAACAGATTGCTTCAATGAAAAACCTAACAATGATAGGCAGAGAATACGATTTAGGTATTGATAAGAAGGAACTGATTGATATGTATAAATACGCCACCAAAGAGAAGAGTGATTTTTTATTGATTGACCTTGAGGGCGAACCAAATGAGAGGTTTAGAAAGAACCTAAATGAAGTATTTGATATAGGAGAAGATGGTGAAGATGAGTAAATTATTTTTAAAATAATAGTATTTTTATAAAAATAATATCCAAGTAGTATATATAAAATGGCGAATATGTTATTACGAAACTTTAGAAATCCCAGTGATTACGAAAAGGCAAAGATGACCCAAGACCAACTATTAGCAGTTGCTATTAGTAATGACGCTAATACCGCAAGAGCAAGAAAAGCATACAAAAGAGGAGAAGTCCCAGTCCCTACTGAAATGGAAAGTGCCGACAATGATGAACTAATGATGGATAAGAGTAAAGTTTATAATGAAGCATTAAGCAATGTAAAATCTTTAGGTTTTAAAGGAACTCAAGCGTCCAGTATTGTCGCCCAAATGGACGATGATGATACTATGTTTAAAATGAACCAGACATTTCCAGCAATCTATAAAGATATTACCAGTAGGTTTGATAAGAGATTAATTACTCCAGAGTTTTTTCTCAATTATTTAACTCAATACCTCGCTAATTTAGACGCTTCTAAAGGTCTCACCGCTAATATGTTAGGAACAGCATACAATCAATTTGTAGATACTGGTGCTGATTTAAGACGATTACTTGCCTCTCAAGAGGATATTAGAGTATTGATTGAAGATGTATCATCAAGAAGTTTTACCCAAAACCAACAACAATATTTAATACCTATACTTGAAAGGTTAAGAGATTTAGAAAACTCATTACCTAATGATGAGGAATATGATACTTTCTCTGCGATGTCTTCTACCGATAGTGCGAGAGCATTTCAACTCGCTCAGCAAATACAAAAGGAAACTAAATCATTACCTACAAGAGAAGACTTTGTTTCATTGATGGAAGAAATACAAAATGGAAGTCTATCCAATAGTGAAATAGTAAGAAAGTTAAATGATTTTGTTGCTGGTGTTTCCGCAAAAGATACTGATGCCCTAAATAATATATTAGCAATTCTTACTCCGCAAGAACTACCGCAAATGTATAATAAAGAGGTTTCATCTCCTATAGGGCGTTTAGGAAGTTTAGATGGAAGAATATTTAGACTTACCGAAGATGGTCCAAGAGAACTTACGAGTGCCTATATTAAAGAACTGAAAACATCACCATCAATTAAGAGAATGAGTGGTGGTATTGATTTTGTAAATCTGGGTGTAAGAAAAATATATGCTTACTTTGAAGCGGAAGAGGATTTATTAACTATGAAACAACCAGCGTCATCTGCTACTCAATCGTCTATGATTAATGCCCCATCATCTCAAGGCGGAATATCCTTTAAAATAGAAGAACGAACAGACCAGAGTAAAGGTAATGTTGAAGGTGATTTAGAAGAAGAAGAAAATGTAAATGCTGGTGCTACTGGTAATAAAGAGGGTGTAGGTGTTAGAAAGACAAAAATGAAAGTAATTAAAATAGGAAAAGGCATTGCCGTAGAGCAACAACCTAAATACAGAGAGTTAGGTAAATATGCTATTCATTACGGACAACTTGTTAATAATGATATTCTCAATGTTAAGTATAAAAGTTTAGGGGGAATACCTCAATTTAAACCAGTGGCGATTAGTGATGTCTTTAAGGATTTCCTAATTGACCTACTGGATACTGGAAAAGTAAATAACCGAACATACGAACAAGTGCCTATGGAAGAGCGAAAATTGTTTGAGCGTATTGCTACTGGTGCTGGTATTATTCATAACCTAAAAATCAAGAAGACCATTACTAATCAAGATGCCGAAGATAATAAACGATTTGAATTACTTAAGGGAGAATACCTCGCTGGTAATAACTCTAACGCCGTATTGAAAGAGTTGAGACGATTTGTTATTAAGTTTATGAATGAAGGTAAAATTACAAAAAACTCTGGAATGACCTTATTGATGGAATTAGCAGTTTAGGCAAACTTTTAAATAATTTTATCTGTTTCTATTATAAATGAGAAACTTTATTTTGAACTCCTCTAACATAGTGCCGAATACGAATAACTCTAAATTGGTATATCAGTTTAGCGGTGGTGGTATTACCATTAAGAAGGGACAAAAAGTCGCATTAGCATCAGTCCAGATGTATTATTCAACCTTCAATATTACTGCCGCTCAAGGTAATAATGTATTTAATTATATTTGGTTTGATGGAACTACTAATGTAATTACAATTCCAGATGGTTTTTATGACGCAGATGGTCTCAATAATTATTTACGATTTGAAATGTTGGCGAATAAACATTATCTTACTACCATTACTTCTGGTGAAATTGTATATTTTTTAGCAATATCTACAAACGCCACTTTCTACTCTATTCAGTTGGATTGTTTTATAATGAATACTACTTTGTTTCCAGCGGCGACCTATGCTCTTCCAGCAGGAGCAACTTGGGTAGTCCCTACTGGTGCTGCTTCACCTTGTCCTATGTTTCAAATACTTAACAATGCTTTTAAAGAAATAATCGGTTTTGCTGTAGGTTTTTATCCTCAAGGTAATCCTCAACCTCCTAATACTCCAGCGGTAGTGCCTTATGGAACTACTACTTATGGTGCTGCTCCTACCTACATTCAATCACCAGCATATACTACTAATCAAGCATTCATTTCAAAAGATAGTGGTTTAGTGCCTCAAATAACGCCATTGTCTTCCTACATTCTTACTTGTAATTTAGTAAATAATACCTTTGCTGTCCCTAATAACTTGTTGTATTCATTTGCCCCAGTAGGAGCATTTGGTAGTCAATTTACTATAGCACCTAATCAATATGTTTTCATTGATGCGAACGATGGTTTATTTACTGCTTTTGAATTACGATTTACCGACCAGAATAATTTTCCAGTTGCTATTCAAGACCCTAACTATGTTATTATGATTATTATTGCTGATAAAAATGAAGGTGGTTTTAGTTAAAGTTTTTTTCTATTACCTAATATATATATGTATATTCATAAGTTAGGCAAGACTACCAGTGGTTTAGGCGGAAGAATGACTATGTCTCAAGGAAGAACGATGAGAGGAACAAGTAATACCATTGCGAGACATCATAAACGAACTATGGGAACTACTTTAAAACCAGAGGTTTTTGAGGGAGGCAGAGTTGTTAGAGGAAGCGAGACTTTAAGACAAATGAAAGTTTCGCAAACAAGAATGCCTAAAAAATATGTCGCCTTTGAATAAATTATTTAGGCGGTTTTATAATTTTATTATCTTTAATAATATTATAATGGATAATCTCGTCTTTGAAGAAAGCATTAATAGCGAACTCTCCCAGAGTGAGTTTGTTGATAAGCAATGGTTATATATTAACGACAACAATAACGGCAGTTATTCTTCCCAGATTATTTTGGATACTACGCCCTTGTCTAACGCTGGTGGTTATATTAATTGGAGTGAGGCGTTTATAGCAATCCCTTTAGTGCTTCAGTTGGAGAGTGCCGCTATTGCCTCAGCAACTACAAATGCCGACTTTGTTTTAGGAATGAAGAACGGATACTTTCAAATCCTCCACTCTCTTACTTGCGATTTCAATAACGGAAACATTATTCAGCAAGTCCCTTTCTTGAATGTCTTTAGCAGTTTTAAATGCCTAACCTCTTGGAGTGATGGTGATGTTAAAAATTGGGGGTCTGTATGCGGTTTTGCCCCAGATAGTAGTCGCTCTTGGATTTACAACTCTGTTGCTGGTGATACGACCATTTGGTCTGCTGGTGCTGGAACTGGTCTATGTAATAACAGACTTGCTCCAGTTGTCCCTATTCTAACGCCTCTTGCTGCCGATGGAACTGGTGCTGGTGCTACTAACCAGTCTTACTCATCTTCGGTTGCTTCTCTTGATGCTGCCGATTATAGAGGACAATCTAACGCTGGTCTGCTTAAGCGTATTCAATACCTTAACTATGGTCTTGATGCTAATGGTGCTGGAACTTTTAATAACGGACAAGTCAATCTTTTAGGAGGATTAACTATGGCGACCCAGACATTTATGTCCTATGTTAATACTTCTACTGCTAATACCAGAGCAGTTATTTTTGACGCTATTGTCCGTCTTAAAGATGTTGCCGACTTTTTCCAGAAATGCCCTCTATTGAAGGGTGCTACTATGAGAATTGCTTTGAATACTAATCAGTGCTTCTTTCCTTGGAAGGCGGCAAATCTCGCCTATACTGCCGCTACTGGTGTCCCTTCAATTGCTCCCTCTTTGCTTTTGACTGCTTCTCCTACTATCTTGGGTGGTGGTGGAACTTGCCCTATTATGATTTCTCAAAGCGACGCAGGACAGGGTTTAGAAGGTCTTGCTCCTACTGCCGCTACTACGCAAACCGCTATTACTGGTAAGGCATCATTGTCTATTGTTAGGTCTCAATTCGTCGGTGGAAACTTTATGACTGCTACTATCGCCGCTCCTATTACATCGGTTAGATTGTATGCTCCTTGCTACACTATGTCTCCTATTGCCGAGCAAAGATACTTGTCTCTTACTCCTACAAAGAAGGTTGTATATAATGATATTTTCCAGTATCAGTTTAACGATGTCCCTACTGGTAATTTCAATTTGTTAGTGTCTAACGGCATTACAAATGTTAGAGGTGTTGTTGTAGTCCCTTTCCTCAATCAGTCATCTAACGGCATCACTGGTGCTGGTAATTGGGGTGCTGCCGCTATTACGGATACTCTTCTATCTCCCTTTGCTTCTTCAGGTGGAACACCAGACCCAGTTGCTCTTACTAACTTCAATATTCAAGTGAGCGGAAAAAATCTTTTCCTCCAGCAACTTCAATATACATACGAGCAATTTTACGAGCAACTTGTATCGTCTAATCAGTTGAACGGCAGTCTTACTACCTCTCTTGCCTCTGGTCTCATTGGTAAGGAAGACTTTGAGTTCCTATACAGATACTATTATGGTAATGTCTCAAGGTCTCTTCCCAGTGAAGATGGTGTCGCTAAGTCTATCCAGATTTTAGGAACTATCAGCACTCCCCAGACCGCCGTAAAGGTTAATTTTATGGTATTCGTTGAGTTTGAAAGAGAAATAACCATAGATGTTAGAACTGGAGCGAGAATTGCTTAAAACTATTTAGAAATATTTAAACTGCGAAATGGTAAGAAAACCCTAATAAATCTTTAATTGTTTAGGCGTAATTTTATAATTTTATTATCTTTAATAATATTATATAATGAGTATTCCTTGTCCTTGTATGCTTACTGGAGGTCAAATTAGAAGTATGAGTGCTGGTAAATCCGCTCAACTTAAACCTCATCAATTTACCGCTGATGCTCCTCATACTTTAATGCTTATGCCTTCTACTGCGAAGAGAATAGGTAAAGCAATTAATAGAATGAAAGGTGTAAGACTTGCCCTAAAGGGTGATGAAACCGCTGTTGATACTATGACTGGTGAAGGTATTTTTGGAAAGCAGTTTGACCGCTTTGTTAAAAAAACCATTGGTAAGAAAGCAACTAAATCGTTATACGGCGTTGCTGATAAAGTTTTGAAACCGATGGTTAATAAAGGTTTAGATGCTGCCTCAATGGCGGCAATGGCGTATGCTCCAGCGGCAGCACCAGCAATAATGGCGGCGAAAAGAGTAGCGAAAGGTTATTTAGATAGACCTTCTGCTTATCAAGCAAACCCCAGTAAAGAAATGATGAAAGATGCCGATTTAGCATCTGTAGGTATGGAGATTGCGAAAGAACAAATGAAAGGTCAAGGTATTTTTGGAAAGCAATTTGACCGCTTTGTTAAGAAGACCATTGGTAAGAAAGCAACGAAAACTATTTACAAGGCATTAGATAAGTCTGCGAAACCGCTTGTTAATAAGGGTTTAGACCTTGCTGAAAAGGCAGCATTAGCGTATGCTCCAGAGGCAGCACCAGCAATAGCGGCAGCAAAGAGAGTTGCGAAAGGATATGTTGATGACCCCAGCGGTTATCAAAAAGACCCTACAGGTAGAGCAATGAAAGATGCCGATTTAGCGAAGGTTGCTATGGATGTTGCGAAAGAACAAATGAAGGGCGGTAGAGTAAGAAGTATGGGTGGTGCTTTAGCAGGTTTTTCTCCTTCTTTAAGAATGGCGAGACGAAGGTTAAGATTGAGTGGTGCTGGTTTTGGTCCAGCAGGAAGCGGTGTTTCTGTAGCACCAGACGAACAAACATTATCTCCCTTTGCGAGATTGAGTAGTCCTCAAATGAACCCCTTTATTGCTCCAGCGAAATATCAATCGTTTAATCGTATTGATGGTAAAGGTTTCGGTCCAGCAGGAAGCGGATTTAAACCAGCAGGAAGCGGAATGATGGGTTGCGTCAATGCCTCTTGTCGCTCTGGAATGGGTATGTATGGATTACCTATGTAAATAGTTAAGTTGAAAGTATTTGAATTATATATTAATATTTAATTATCTAATATATACTTTAACGAAATTATAATATAAAGACAGCACTAATATATATTCATAATGAGTAGAAGTTGCGATGCTGATAGACCCTATTTGCTAATGGGAGAAGTGAATGAGACAATCTTTTTAGAAGATTTAAAGAAGGAGTTTGGTTATGACCTTTATAAAAATAAAGCATACTGGGCGGTTATTGATTTTGGTAGTAAAAAGAATAAGTCCTCTGTTGAGATGAAGAGTAGAACTTGTAAGCATAACTCCTTTGAGAATACTATGTTTGGTGCGAATAAACTGACTTATGCTTGGAATGGTATTAAAACCTATGGTAAGCGTTTCTTCTTTGTATTTGCTTTTACTGATGGTCTTTACTCTTGGGAACTAACCAGAGAAAACTATGAACTTGCTGGTGGTGATAAAATGATTTACCTTGATGGAACAAGTGAGCGAGGTGTTGAAGATTACAAAGACCATTTTCATATACCGATAGACCAGTTGAAATGTATTTCTACAAAACCCAGTTATGTCCCTCCAGAATTACAGCATAAGGCGGACAAATATAATACTGACCCTTCGGTTAGTAAGAACCCAGCATATAAGTCTGTTAATGCTTCTCAAGCAGATTGGAGAGCAAACGCCATTAGTAAAATGAAAGGTAATTGCCTAATTGATTTAACAAAGGTCTAAACTAATATTATAATATATATATAATATGAGTATTACAAACATACAGATAGAGGACTTTGCTGAGAAACTAAAATTACCTATTATAGGTGTATTTAGTAAAAACCAGTTGCCTTGGAAAAAAGAGGTAGGGTCTTACTATGTAAATATGGAAGATGCCGATAAGGGAAACGGAACTCATTGGGTTATGTTTAAAATCTTCAAGAACCATAAGGTCATCTACTTTGATAGTTTTGGATTTGAAATGCCGAAACCAGTAAAGGAGTGGTTAAAACCATTTGCCCCTATTGCTATTAATAAACGACAAATACAAGACATTAAAAGTCAATTATGCGGATACTATTGTTTAGCAACCGATTACTATATGACCTATGATTGTAAGACGAAAGATATATTTGAATGCTATGATGATTACCTTAATACTTGGACTATTAATACTTTAGATAATGACCGACTACTTAAAGAATACCTTACAATAATTTAATATTAATATATAGAATTAGTATTTAAAAAATATCCTAATATATAATATAGACCCTAATGGAAGCAAAAAAATATTACACCCCAGCAGTTAAAAAAGCAATCCTCGTTTATAGAGCAAAGCATTTGGACGAGTATAATGAATACCAGCGAGACCACTATGCTAAAATGAAAGAGGACGAGGAATGGA